TTATAACGTCACTCCGCCTTTTAGAGGATTCAGCGCGACGGCATTTTGCAGGTAGTCAGGCGCAAGGTGCGCATAGGCCATCGTCTGCTGAATGCTCGCATGTCCCAGAATCTGTTGCAGTGCGATTATATTGCCCCCATTCATCATGAAATGGCTTGCGAATGTATGCCGCAGGATGTGGGTTGCCTGATTGGGTGGTATATCTGGCTTCACTCTGCGTAAAATCCCGCAAAACTTCTCATAATCAACTTTGAATAATTTAGCGCTGGCCTCCTCTTTAACTTTTTTCTCCAGTTCCTCAGAAATCGGCACGGTTCGCTTTTTACCGTTTTTGGTTTTCAGGAAGGTAACCCTGCAATTTGTAATCTGTGCTGGTTTTAGCGTGGCAACTTCCGTCCATCTTCCTCCAGTGCTCAGACATAAAAGTGCGACAAGTAAGTCATCACCATCCAAAACATTTAACAGTTTTTCGATTTCTGCTTTTTCCAGGAACGTCATTTCAGGGTTGGCCTCCGCCAGTGGCGGCAGTCCGTGAATTGGGTGTTGCCCGGAAAATTCATCCAATTGAATTAATTTTGTGAACATGCCGGATAATCGGTACATGTCACGGTTTATCGTTGCGGCACTGATACCATCACGTAGTCGCATGGAACGATAATCCATCAAAGCTCTTTTGCTCATCCGGCTCACTGGTATATCACCTATGCCGCTGATGGTTTTGAGCAGATGATTAAACTCTTTTGTTCCATGCTCGTGGTTTTGCCCGTGATATTTCCACCAGATGTTCAGCAACTCACTCAAAGTTCTGCGATCTGCTCGCTGACCTGCCCATTCTTTCTGGCTGGCGTAGGCGATTGTGTATCGCTCAAATGCTACAGCCTCAGCTTTTCTTTCAAATTTCCTGCGGATGCGTTTTCCGTCGCGACCGCGAGGTCTAATGTCCACTTCATAGCGTCCATCATCGAGCTTCTTAATTGACATAAGAAAGCCCTCTGACGCTGTATTCACCATCTTGGTAACAAATGGTGAAAATGTAATGTTTATAGAGTGTTAACCAGTCTGTTTTTCGGAGTGGTCTGATTCTGTTGGTTTTTGCCCAATGTGTGCGAGAGCCGGCGCGATCTGACCAGCTTGTGGTGACGTATCACCAGTCATTAACCAGAGCGTATATTTTTTAAATAAAGGCGTATTTGTGACTCGCATAACGATGCTGAGACCAGGGTCTTTATGCCCACTTTCGTAATTTTTGACTGTTCCTAGAGCTATCCCGCTAATTTCGCTGAATTTCGCCTGTGTTAAGCCTTCTGCTTTCCTAATCGCTTTCAGTTTTTCGAATGTCTGCATTTGACAGTAACCTATTGGTGACTTATATTCCCGTCAAAAGGTTGTGTATTGGTGACCTTTTGAGTGTGTTAGCCAGTCCCTAGAAAGGACAGGTGCGACCTAGAAGGGACTGGATCTAATAAGGGTAACACGAAAGCAAAAAGGGCTAATCAATGGAAGTCAATGACTATGTGATTCAGTACCCGATTGATGCGGTACATACGGTTAAGTTTGCAGAGTTACTTGGTAAGCCAGAAACGGCTGTAGTCAAGATGGTAAAAGAGAATAAGTTGCCAGTTATTGAGCTTCGTGATCCAAGTAAGCCGAACGCTCGTGTCGGTGAGAAGTGGGTTTTCATTCCAGAGTTTAATCGCGCTGTACGAGAGGCGTTTTATAACCGACCAGTTGAACAGCGTGATGCATGGCTTTTGTGGATGGGGTTGTGATTATGAGTGAACCGCGTTGTATTGCTCAGTTACTGCGTAACGAAAGCCCCAGGGCGATTGACTTCACCATCACCCACGGTAAGGGGCGTAAGGGAATCATTATCCGCACCAAAAAACAGAGTCCGTTAAAAAAGGCTCTGACCTTTCTGAAAAGCCGGAGGGGCTGGAAATGACAGTGATGACGCTCAATCTCGTTGAAAAACAGCCAGCAGCTATGCGCCGGATAATTGGCAAGCATCTTGCCGTCCCTCGCTGGCAGGATACATGTGATTATTATAATCAGATGATGGAGCGCGAACGGCTAACGGTTTGCTTTCATGCACAGTTAAAACAGCGTCACGCAACGATGCGTTTTGAAGAAATGAACGACGTCGAACGTGAACGACTGGTATGTGCAATTGATGAATTGCGTGGGGCATTCTCAAAACGCCGTCAGGTCGGTGCAAGTGAGTATGCATATATTAGCTTTTTAACTGTCAGTCAGCGCCGTACTTTATTTATGCATGCCGGATTGACTGAAAAAGAATTCAACCAGCCATACTGGCGAATTAATGAAGAATCATGTTACTGGCGTGATGCCTTATTCCGTGCATTACGTGAATTATTCAGCCTGTTTGAGTATGCACCGACAATCCTGACGTCGGTAAAACCAGAGCAATATCTGCATTAAGTAATTAACCAGAGTTTTTAACGCACTTAATTGTGCGGGGCTTCTTTTTGCCTGGAGAAAGTCATGCATACAGTTTCTGAAAATCAGTGCGGTAAATACGCATTACTGCTGCAACAGGTCAGAACCGAAGCACAGGCCGACGCAGCAACGCGCTTTTCTTCTCATCTTGACGCCATGATTCGCCACATCACAAAGCTCACCGGTAGTGATGCTTCGTTACCGGCTCCCACACCTTCTGAGCACGCCGCAGCAGTGCTAAATCTGGTTGATGACGGTGTTATCGAATGGAATGACCCGGAGGTCGTGAGGGCGCTCAGGGGAGCATTAAAACACGGCCTGAAAACACCAAATCGTCAACAAAGAAACGGAAGCCCGTTAAAAACACATGAAATTGCACCGTCGGCCAGACTGACCCGGTCGGAACGAATGCAAATCACCCGTATCCGCGTTGACCTTGCTCAGAACGGTATCAGGCCTCAGCGATGGGAGCTTGAGGCGCTGGCGCGTGGAGCGACCGTAAATTATGACGGGAAAAAATTCACGTATCCGGTCGCTGATGAGTGGCCGGGATTCTCAACAGTAATGGAGTGGACATAATGGCAAAAATTCACGAGGTAAAGCTGCACGCAAAATATTTTGACCTTGTGCTGGAAGGAAAGAAACGCGCAGAGTTTCGGAAAAATGACCGTAATTATGAGCGCGGGGACACGTTGATTTTGCATGAATGGGTGCAGGGTGTGTATACGGGGCGAAAGGTTGAAGCCCGGATAACAGATGTTACTGACCTGTCAGACTGGCTGGAAGATTATGTCTTGCTAAGTATTGAGCGGCTTAATACAGGCGCATGTGAGATTGTGAACTGGAAAGAACTTAGTGAGCGTGGTCTGGTATTCAGAATTAATCATGAAATTATGCATCAGCTCGGCCTTGCTGTTATGTATGAACCAGAGACGGGGATGTCTGGCGGGGCAATGGTTGCCACGGATGGAGCATGGAACTATTCAGATGAACAGATGGAGCGTGCACAGCAAAACGGGTGGCTTGGATAATGCACAGAATACCAGGCGAGATACCGCACCATAAAACTAAAAATATCAAGCTGATGGCTATTGTTCAGCGTTTACAGCGGATTATGGTCAACGAAAATCTGACGCCCGATGAGCTGGTCGGGTGTGCCGAAATAGTCCGGGATAATTACGGGCGGTTTAACCATATCGGTCAGTCCAGAGTTGCGCCACCACAACGCAGACGATAGAGAACGCCGCCAGTCGTGAAACTTGTTTTCAGGGCTGGCGGGGTTGAATAACGAGTGTCGCGAGGCGTTAGTTTGAGCTTACAATTAAACCTATTGAAAATTAATGAGAAGTCAATTTTATCTTTTTCTCGTTAAAGATGGCCACAACTACTAAAACGTGAGAATATCAAGACTTGGCAAAATCTAGCTTTTCCCAACGGGGTGTTTCGCTATAATACGCGGTCGGTTTTTAGGAGGGGTCAATGCCAACTGTAGTTTCACTTTTTTCTGGATGTGGTGGTTCTGATGCGGGAGTTTTGAACGCAGGTTTCAATGTGCTTATGGCAAATGATATTTTGCCTTACGCAAGGGACGTTTACTTAGAAAACCATCCTGAAACTGACTACATTTTGGGCGATATCTCAGGGCTCCAGTCGTTCCCTTCTGCTGAGTTGCTCATCGGATGCTATCCTTGCCAAGGATTTAGTCAAGGTGGGGCAAGGAAGGCAGATAGAAAGATTAATACACTATATTTAGAGTTTGCCCGTGCTTTGAGTAAAATTAAGCCAAAAGCATTCATTGTAGAGAATGTCTCTGGTATGGTAAGGCGTAACTTTGAGCATTTATTAAAGGATCAATTCAAAGTTTTCGAAGAAGCAGGTTATACAGTAAGCTCGCAAATTCTGAATGCGTCCCATTATGGGGTATCCCAAGATAGGAAGCGAATCTTTATCGTAGGAATACGAAAGGACTACGGTATTACATACAAATTTCCAAAACCAACACATGGTGATGGTTTGACACCATATTCCACAATTCGTGATGCTATTGGGCATATGCCTGTTTGGCCTGTTGGCGAGTTTTATGACGCCGATTTTCATTGGTATTATCTATCGCGAAACCGTAGGCAAGATTGGGATCAGATATCTAAAACAATTGTTGCAAATCCTAGACATATGCCTCTACATCCAATAAGTCCAACATTAGAAAAATTGGGACCTGATAAGTGGCAATTTACTTCGGATGCACCAGCTCGTAGGTTTAGCTATCGAGAGGCTGCTATTTTACAAGGTTTTGGGGATTTAATTTTCCCAGAAACTGAACGGGCTTCTATTAATATGAAATATACTGTGGTAGGTAATGCAGTACCGCCTCCATTGTTTGAGGCGGTTGCTAGAAACCTTCCAGATTTATGGGATTAAGCAGCGATCGCGCTGGAAGGATCAAGGATGATATCTAGATAGCTAATATTTTGACTGTGATCAATATTATCAGATGCTCTGGTTAAATTGATTAATCTTAGGCGATCAACAAAAATAGCATCGCCTAACTTATTTTTATGCGCCCACTCACCATCTATCCATCGTAGATCTTGAGGTAAGAAATAATAAGTTGCCCATCGGTGAGCTACGGGGAATTTACTGTAGAGCATCGCAGGTGAGGCCTCAAGCTGCTTCGCTTCCCACTCTTCTTGAGAACAGCCACACTGAACAAAAGAAATAGGGATGGCATCTCGTTGATCTCCCATTGGATGCCAGGCAATTATGTCAAGGCCTCCGTCACCACTATTTCCTCGACTGAAATCTCGTTCTTTGAAGTTCGCTGTGCAACGGATATCGGAAGCAATACTCTTAAATTTATTATATAGAGTTCCAGTGTAAGGGGCCGCTTGACCACCAGAAGCCCAGCATGCTTTTATTATGCTACCGCTAGGCATTAGGCTTTCAAAAATAGGTAAACTAATTAGTTCAAAACTGCGCGTTATCTCTCTTCTGCTCATTATGTTGACATATTTTATGTTAGCACAGATTAGTAAAGCTAAATATAGTCTTTCTAAATGTTCCAGTGGCTTTTCTGATATATCACGTAACTCTACAGTATCGTTGTCTTCTGATAAAGTAAAAGGGTAACTATCCCCAAATAAATCAATGCGTTGTCGTATGAAGCCTATCGCATAGCTCCACTTTCTGTCAGTATATGCTCGACTAACACTTCGTTTTGTTCTCTTGCGTACAGGCGTATCATTTTCATCATCAACATCATAAACGCCCTCTTCTTCTGCTTCATCTGTTTCAGCTAGTACTGCTTCGGGTTGAGCTTGCAGTGTGCTATATAGGTCTCCTCGACTGAATGACCTGTCGATATTAGTTAAGGCCAATATCTCAATATAATCAGCCCATAAATAAGGCTCATTAGAAGGCATTGAATCAAGATTTGTAATCATAATCTCAATCATCCTCCCTTTTGCTTCTGATCTGATTTCTAATATTTTTTGACATCTCAAAAATTTCAGATGCAGCCTCTTCATGCTCTAATGTTAATTCTTTAGCTTTAAGTAGCATATCCCAAACTACTCTTAATTTAACACTAGCTGCGTTTAGTGCTTTATCTAATGCTTCTCTTTCTCCGCTGGTATATAGATATGCTTCATCCAAGTTTGAACTTTTCATGAGAATTTCAATTGCTTCGGGTTTCTCAACCACTGCTGCAATATCTTTTATTCTTCGAGACTCACCGATGATGGTTCTACCTTGTTGGTCAGGCACAAAAAACCAAGAGAATAAACGCTTAAGGTTTTCTTCATTTAAATTTGGGTCTAAAAAATCCTTTTTATCCTGTAGACCTAACCAGTTTGTGATTTTTGAATATCCCAAAGCTGTGGTTATATATGAAAATTCCACGTCAGAAGCCTTCATGGGTAAATTAAAAAACTCATGGTCATGCGCGACTTCATATAAGTTCAGTGCAGTGAGAAGTGTTGCAACATAATGTGGTTTACTCCCAATCTCACGAGCCAGATTTTTTAATACTATCTCTTTAGGCTCATGTGAATAAAAAGTATCACATAACTCTTTAAGGTATTTGGCTTTAGATAATGAGTCCCATTCTTTGACCCCAGTTATATGACGATAACCGATATATCTCAGTACATCCTCTCGGTTTTCATAAATGATGCAGGGAAGCTTCTTAGGTTTATTGGTAGTATCATCAATGATTTCTTGCACACCTTTAAGTTTTCTTTTTGGAGGAAGCAGATCTCCATTGAGCAACTTTACAGCAGCTAAGCGTCTGTTTCCCTCAACCACGATGTAGTTTCCATTGCTTTTTACTGCCAATAAAGGTTCTCCAGGAAAGTAACCTTGCTGACCGATTGATAGCATTAGATCGTGGACACTTTCGTCATCTAACATTTCCTCAATGACTGTTGCAGCGTTACTGGCATCATTGAGACGAAAGAAACGTGGGTTTTTAGGGTCAAAATCAAGCTTATTTGTCTCAATTTCTACGATTTTGTTATCCATCTTAACCTCATGGGATGATGTAAATATCTTTTGGGGGATGCTTGATAAAACATCCATATTTGATCGTTTGCAGCGCATTTGATACATCGAAGTGTACAAAAATGCTGGGCATAACTCTGCATTAAAATGCATTCACATTCAAAGAACTATTTTCTCGTTGGACATTTAGCCTAAGAGAGTTTGGACGGCTTTTGGAATTGCATCAAAACCGACCCATGAAGCGGGCGGGCGAGGCGGGGAAAGCACTGCGCGCTGGCGGTGGTGCTGATTTTATTTTTTCAGCGTCTGAGCGCGTCGTGATGGCGTTTAGTCGGCCTGCCGGGGCGTTGGTGTGTCTGCGGGGTGTTTTGTACAGTGGCGAACGTGTGAGGGCGTGATGACGGGGTGTAAAAAAGCCGCCCGCAGGCGGCGATGTTCAGCCGTTGTCAGTGTCCAGTGAGTAGTTTTTAAATCGGATGACCTCCTGACCGAGCCAGCCGTTTATCTCGCGGATCCTGTCCTGTAACGGGATAAGCTCATTGCGGACAAAGACCTTTGCTACTTTCTCAATATCACCCAGCGACCCGACGTTCTCCGGCTTGCCGCCCATCAACTGAAAGGGGATGCGGTGCGCGTCCAGCAGGTCAGCGGCGCTGGCTTTTTTGATATTAAAAAAATCGTCCTTCGTTGCCACTTCACTGAGCGGGATAATTTTAATGCCGTCAGCTTTCCCCTGCGGGGCATAGAGAAACAGGTTTTTAAAGTTGTTGCGGCCTTTCGACTTCACCATGTTTTCGCGAAGCATTTCGATATCGTTGCGATCCTGCACGGCATCAGTGACGTACATGATATATCCGGCATGAGCGCCGTTTTCGTAATACTTGCGGCGGAACAGCGTGGCCGACTCATTCAGCCAGGCAGAGTTAAGGGCGCTGAGATATTCCGGCAGACCGTACAGCTCCTGATTAATATCCGGCTCCAGCAGGTGAAACACGGAGCCGGGCGCGAAAGGTGTCGGCTCGTTGAAGGACGGCACCCACCAGTAAACATCCTCCTCCACGCCACGGCGGGTATATTTTGCCGGTGAGGTTTCCAGTCTGATGACCTTACCGGTGGTGCTGTAACGCTTTTCCAGAAACGCATTACCGAATACCAGAAAATCCAGCACAAAGCGGCTGAAATCCTGCTGAGAAAGCCACGGGTGTGGGATAAACGTTGAGGCCAGAATGTTACGTTTGACGTAAATCGGTGAGCTGTGATGCACGGCAGCACGCAGGCTTTTTGCCAGACCGGTAAACGGAGTAAACACCATGAAGAAATTATCCCTTTCACTGATGCTGAACGTGTCGCTGGCGCTGATGCTGGCACTGTCCCTGATTTACCCGCAGAGCGTGGCCGTCAGTTTTGTCGCCGCCTGGGCGATTCTGGCGACGGTTATCTGTGTGGTTGCCGGTGGTGTCGGCGTGTATGCCACTGAGTATGTACTGGAACGTTACGGGCGGGAGCTGCCGCCGGAATCGCTGGCCGTGAAGATTGTCACGGCGCTGTTTTTGCAGCCGGTGCCGTGGCGCAGGCGGTCAGTGGCTCTGGTAGTGATGGTGGCGACGTTTATCTCGCTGGTCGCTGCCGGGGGGATTTTTACCGCGCTGATTTATCTCGTGGCATCGGTGTTCTTCCGGCTGATACGTACGGCCTGCTGTCAGCGTTTTGAGGGGCGGGAACCATGTCAAAGCTGATGATTGTGCTGGTCGTGTTGTTATCACTGGCGGTGGCCGGTCTGTTTCTGGTGAAACACAAAAATGCCAGCCTGCGCGCCTCGCTGGACAGGGCGAACAACGTCGCCAGTGAACAGCAGACGACCATCACCATGCTGAAAAATCAGCTTCATGTTGCCCTTACCAGGGCAGACAAAAACGAGCTGGCGCAGGTGGCACTGCGTCAGGAGCTGGAGAACGCCGCGAAGCGTGAAGCACAGCGCGAGAAAACCATCACGAGGTTACTTAATGAAAACGAAGATTTTCGCCGCTGGTACGGCGCTGACCTGCCTGATGCTGTGCGCCGGTTGCACCAGCGCCCGGCCTGCGCCGACGCCAGTGATTGTCCACAACGCCTGCCCGAAAGTGAGCCTTTGCCCGATGCCGGGCAGTGACCCGGAGACGAACGGCGATTTAAGTGCTGATATCCGGCAGCTTGAGAACGCGCTGGCACGCTGTGCCAGCCAGGTAAAAATGATTAAACACTGTCAGGACGAAAACGATGCTCAAACCCGACAGCCTGCGCAGGGCGCTGACTGATGCTGTCACGGTGCTGAAAACCAGTCCCGAGATGCTGCGGATATTCGTGGATAACGGGAGTATTGCCTCCACACTGGCGAGGTCGCTGTCATTTGAAAAGCGTTACACGCTCAATGTCATTGTGACCGACTTTACCGGTGATTTTGACCTGCTCATCGTGCCGGTGCTAGCGTGGCTGCGGGAAAATCAGCCCGACATCATGACCACCGACGCAGGCCAGAAAAAGGGCTTCACGTTTTATGCGGACATCAACAATGACAGCAGCTTTGATATCAGTATCAGCCTGATGCTGACCGAGCGCACGCTGGTCAGTGAGGTGGACGGCGCGCTGCATGTGAAGAATATCCCGGAACCTCCGCCGCCGGAGCCGGTCACCCGCCCGATGGAGCTGTATATCAATGGCGAACTGGTGAGCAAGTGGGATGAATGAGTTTAAGCGTTTTGAAGACCGGCTGACCGGACTGATTGAATCGCTGTCACCGTCAGGGCGTCGGCGACTGAGTGCCGAACTGGCGAAACGCCTGCGGCAGAGTCAGCAGCGTCGGGTGATGGCACAGAAAACTCCGGACGGCACACCCTACGCGCCACGCCAGCAGCAGAGCGCCAGAAAAAAGACCGGTCGTGTTAAGCGAAAAATGTTTGCGAAACTTATCACCAGTCGTTTTTTGCATATCCGCGCCAGCCCGGAACAGGCATCAATGGAGTTTTACGGCGGGAAGTCACCGAAAATCGCCAGTGTGCATCAGTTCGGTCTGTCGGAAGAAAACCGGAAAGACGGTAAGAAAATTGATTATCCGGCGCGTCCTCTGCTCGGCTTTACCGGTGAGGATGTGCAGATGATTGAAGAGATTATCCTGGCTCACCTTGAGCGTTAGTTTTATCCAGGCAGAGGCTGATGCGCAATTAAGCATTGAGCGGCCGTGCTGGTCGCTCAATATTTAGAGGTTTATGAGTGGTTTTTATTTGATGCTTTGTATTCTAAAACCTTCTTATTGGCGTAAAGGAATTTTGTATATGACAGGAATATAAGCAGACCTGAAATGAAATAGGTTAGGGACATTATTAATAATGTTTTTCTGTAGCTGTTATTATCTTTAATCTCCTGACTTAACCATTCGGAGTCCTCCTTGTTTAGCTGTAAGAGCTTATTGCAGGCGATCTCGGGAAGTGTGTCTTTTATAAATACGTTTTGCAGACTCTTGCAATCGGCAAGGCTATAAGTTTTATTAAATTCAACCGTTTTATTTTTGAAGGATAAAAGAACTTTGTCACTATAAACATAGTACATCATATTTTTATATGGTATACCTATGGCATCCCTTACTATAGCGGATTGTTCATTGTGTATATAACATGCGAAGAGAATATAAATAATACTGGCCAGAATTACAATTGTTGTTTTAATTATGTGTGGTGGTTTTGTTATGTCACCCCAGAAGCGAGTAAGGAAAAAATACGATGTTTTTAGTTTTCCATCAATCAGCCCCTGCTGTATCATTCTCACATCTTCGATGCCTGATACATTGATTCCGTTAATTATTTTAAATAGTTGAATGTCGCGCCATTTTTTGTCGAGCATTTTTAACTTTCTGTCTGAATACTCAAGATTGAAATGATGTGCAATAAACCTCATAAGATTACTTTTACCAAAGGTAACAAATGTTAATGCTATTAATAAAAATAGATACAAAGAGATAAACCACCACGCATTAGTCACATTATCACTGAACATTACGCTCTCCTCGAATGTTGTATGGTCGTTCTACAAATGAATCCAGATAGCATAACTTTTATATATTGTGCAATCTCACACGCATGAACACTCTCGCAAATATTCAGGAACTCGCGCGCGCACTGCGCAACATGATCCGCACCGGCATTATCGTCGAAACCGACCTTAATGCCGGTCGCTGCCGTGTGCAGACCGGCGGCATGTGCACCGACTGGCTTCAGTGGCTGACCCATCGCGCCGGGCGTTCGCGCACATGGTGGGCACCTTCCGTGGGGGAACAGGTGCTGATTCTGGCCGTGGGTGGTGAACTCGACACGGCGTTCGTTCTGCCGGGGATTTATTCCGGCGATAACCCCGCGCCGTCTGCGTCGGCGGATGCCCTGCATATCCGTTTCCCTGACGGGGCGGTGATTGAGTATGAACCTGAAACCAGCGCGCTCACGGTATTCTGGCTAAATCGACCGTTGCCGCCGTTATCGAATATCTCGGTTTACAGGAAACGGTAAACCGAGCCGGGAACGCCGTGCAAAAAAATGGCGATACCTTGTCCGGTGGACTTACTTTTGAAAACGACTCAATCCTTGCCTGGATTCGAAATACTGACTGGGCGAAGATTGGATTTAAAAATGATGCCGATGGTGACACTGATTCATACATGTGGTTTGAAACAGGCGACAACGGCAATGAATATTTCAAATGGAGAAGCCGTCAGGGCACCACAACAAAAGACCTGATGAATCTTAAATGGGATGCTTTGTCTGTCCTTGTTAAAGCCCTTTTCAGCAGTGAAGTAAAAATATCGACAGTCAATGCACTGAGAATCTTTAATTCATCCTTTGGTGCTATTTTTCGCCGTTCTGAAGAATGCCTGCATATTATCCCCACACGAGAGAATGAGGGGGAAAATGGTGATATCGGGCCACTACGCCCCTTTTCGTTGAATCTCAGAACTGGTCGCATAACTATGGGGCACGCTCTGGATGTTACAGGAGATATAACAACTAACGCATGGGTGTACGCAAACCGCCTTGCAATTAACAGCAGCACAGGCATGTGGATTCATATGCGTGACCAGAATGTTATTTTTGGACGTAATGCGGTATCCACTGATGGTGCTCAGGCTTTGCTCCGTCAGGACCATGCCGACCGCAAATTTATGATTGGCGGTCTGGGAAATAAGCAATTTGGCATCTACATGATTAATAACTCAAGGACAGCCAATGGCACCGATGGTCAGGCGTACATGGATAATAACGGTAACTGGCTTTGTGGCTCGCAAGTTATTCCTGGCAACTATGGCAATTTTGATTCCAGATATGTGAAAGATGTTCGACTTGGGTCACAGCAATATTATGGAGTGAACAACTGGCAAACATGGAATTTCCAGTGCCCGTCAGGTCATGTATTGTCTGGTATTAATGTTCAGGATACAGGGTCCAACTCTGCCGATAATATAGCGGGCGTTTATTACAGACCCGTTCAAAAGTATATAAATGGCACCTGGTATAATGTAGCGAGCGTTTAATATGATGCACTTAAAGAACATAAAAGCGGGTAACGCTAAAACACTGGAACAGTATGAGTTAACAAAGAAACACGGAGTTATCTGGCTTTACTCTGAGGACGGAAAAAACTGGTATGAGGAAGTGAAGAACTTTCAGCCAGACACAATAAAGATTGTTTACGATGAAAATAATATTATTGTCGCTATCACCAGAGATGCTTCAACGCTTAATCCTGAAGGTTTTAGCGTTGTTGAGGTTCCTGATATTACCTCCAACCGACGTGCTGACGACTCAGGTAAATGGATGTTTAAGGATGGTGCCGTGATTAAGCGGATTTATACGGCAGACGAACAGCAGAAACTGGCGGAATTACATAAGGCAGCTTTGCTTTCCGAAGCTGAATCCGTGATTTTGCCGCTGGAGCGCGCGGTCAGGCTGAATATGGCAACAGATGAGGAGCGTAGTCGACTGGAGGCATGGGAACGCTATAGTGTTCTGGTCAGTCGTGTGGATCCTGCAAATCCTGAATGGCCGGAAATGCCGCAATAAGTTGTATGAGCTCTAGTGTGGGCTTACATATCTATGGCACAGAGTAAAGCCTAATCTGACAGTCCACTCTGTGCCAGAGGTGGGCATTGCTGATGTCATAAAATATTATGCCAGCAGCCGTCTTAGGGGAGTGTTTACATTTCAATGATCGGGTATGATCTCGGCATGTTAATGGTTTATTACTAAATGCTTGCGCCTATCTTTATGGAGGAGTAATGAGTGGTATTCGTATAACTCAGGCTATTGATAACAATCAGATTTTAGTAAATGTAAATACTTTTAATTATAGTGTTAATCCCTATCCACTCAAATGTCCTGACCCAAATTGCTCTGCTCATTTGGTGTATGTCAAAAGCCATATTCGTCGGAGTTTTAATAAAACCTTGCATATCCCCGCCTTCTTTAGACTGGAAAAAAATTTCACGCATGACAAATTATGCCAGTATGGAACTTCAGGATTGAATACAATTTATGCAAGTGATTCCAGTCATGATATCAGCCGTGCGCTTGCCACAGGTAATAATATATTCCGTATACATATACTCGATGAAGATGATATCTCTAAATTAAGCAGAAAAGCTGCAGCTATGCAGGCAAATCCACCTTCTGATACTACAGACCGCGTTTATGTCAAGAGAGGTCGGAAAGCCCCTTATGTGAAGAACATGGATAGCTTACGGGAGATCTATGAATATGGAAAAGCTCACCCCAACAAGAGAAACAGCATAAAAATTGTTACTGGAACAAGTACTGTAACGTGGTCTGATTTTTTCTATGAAACAACGCAGTTAGAACGATTGTCAACTTACCTCCAGAAAGTAAAAATAGCTCAGGTTGCTGTAATTATGAAAGTGCATGTGGCGAGAATCCCTATGGCGAAATTTAATTATCGACACTTCATTGAAGGTTCGCCAATGAGGATAAAAGGGGGCTTTAATATATATCCTACGATTCAATTAGGAAATGTTACTCCAAAATTATTTCCGTTGAGTAGCATTGTCATGGTACTCGGTAAATTTACTATTCCAACAAATAGAAAAATGATAATGGATCCAATATTTGAGCGTGAAGTCAGAACCATAGTTTCTAGTGAAGAGCAAGTGCTAATTCTTTGAAATCAAGAGGATTTGGCTCGGATGATTATGTGCGGCTTATAACCATAACGTAATGAGCGGATTTTTCTACTGCTTTTTATCATTTTGGTTAACTAAAACTAACCTCTGCTCCTCGCTCAAAGCAGACTGTCAGATTTGATAGCGTTTTGGCTATGTAAATTGTCAGTCGGAAAATGAGTGAGTACAAATCAGGACAGGCGGGCGAATTGCCTGCCTTTTCTTTATCTGTTGTTTCATCCACTGACCAGCCAGGTCAAATAGCGTCTCATGCACTGCCCAACAGAAAATAGTTGCACCCATTAACCACGGAGTTAAACGGATGAGTGACTATCATCACGGCGTGCAGGTGCTGGAGATTAACGACGGCACCCGCGTCATTTCCACCGTATCCACCGCCATTGTTGGCATGGTCTGCACGGCCAGCGATGCGGATGCGGAAATCTTCCCCCTCAATAAACCAGTGCTGATTACCAATGTGCAGAGCGCAATTGCAAAGGCCGGTAAAAAAGGCACGCTGGCGGCATCGTTGCAGGCCATCGCCGACCAGTCAAAACCGGTCACCGTTGTCGTGCGTGTGGAAGACGGCACCGGCGACGACGAGGAAGCGAAACTTGCGCAGACCGTTTCCAATATCATCGGCACCACCGACGAAAACGGTCAGTACACCGGACTGAAAGCCCTGCTGGCGGCGGAGTCGGTAACCGGTGTTAAACCGCGTATTCTCGGCGTGCCGGGGCTGGATACCAAAGAGGTGGCTGTTGCACTGGCATCAGTCTGTCAGAAGCTGCGCGCTTTCGGGTATATCAGCGCATGGGGCTGTAAAACCATTTCCGAGGTGAAAGCCTACCGCCAGAATTTCAGCCAGCGTGAGCTGATGGTCATCTGGCCGGATTTCCTCGCATGGGATACGGTCACCAGTACCACCGCCACCGCGTATGCCACCGCCCGTGCGCTGGGGCTGCGCGCTAAAATCGACCAGGAGCAGGGCTGGCATAAAACGCTGTCCAATGTCGGGGTGAACGGTGTTACCGGCATCAGCGCATCTGTATTCTGGGATTTGCAGGAGTCCGGCACCGATGCTGACCTGCTTAACGAGTCAGGCGTCACTACGCTGATTCGCCGCGACGGTTTCTGATGTGGAGTACGAAACAGAAGATTATGAGTGATGTCTTTTGTTTATCTTTTTGTTTTATAATGATAATTTAACTAAAATGGCACTATCAACAAAACCGGAAGAGGTGCTCGCGATGTTTCATTGTCCTTTATGCCAGCATGCCGCACATGCGCGTACAAGCCGCTATATCACTGACACGACAAAAGAGCGTTATCACCAGTGCCAGAACGTGAATTGCAGCGCCACGTTCATCACTTATGAGTCGGTACAGAGATACATCGTGAAGCCGGGAGAAGTCCACGCCGTGAGGCCGCACCCGTTGCCGTCAGGGCAGCAAATTATGTGGATGTGATCACAAAAATAGCCCCTCAGTTGAGGGGCTTTATTTATGGTCGATGTGGACGCTATGTGGACAGTGGTTTATATAAATCCATTTATATCAGTAGGTTAGGTGATTTTTTGTGACACCATCCCTGTCTTCCCCCACATGATGTGGGGGTTTTTTTTATCCTCAATTTGCCTGCTGCTTAATGCATTGCAGATGATTTGCTTCCGTTATACTAGCGTCAGTTGATAGCGGGAGTATTTATGAATCAATCTTATGGACGGCTGGTCAGTCGGGCGGCGATTGCTGCGACGGCGATGGCTTCGCTGCTATTGCTGATTAAAATTTTTGCATGGTGGTATACCGGGTCGGTGAGTATTCTCGCCGCGCTGGTGGATTCGCTGGTGGATATCGGCGCGTCGTTGACGAATTTACTGGTGGTGCGATATTCCCTGCAACCTGCCGACGATAATCACTCGTTTGGTCACGGTAAAGCTGAGTCCCTCGCGGCGCTGGCGCAAAGTATGTTTATCTCCGGTTCGGCACTATTCCTGTTTTTGACGGGTATTCAACATCTGGTATCTCCAACACCGATGACAGATCCAGGCGTCGGGGTTATCGTGACAATTGTGGCGCTAATTTGTACGATTATCCTTGTCTCGTTTCAGCGTTGGGTGGTGCGCCGGACGCAAAGCCAGGCGGTGAGGGCTGATATGCTACATTACCAGTCTGATGTTATGATGAACGGCGCAATTCTGCTGGCGCTGGGGTTGTCCTGGTACGGCTGGCATCGCGCCGATGCTCTGTTTGCATTGGGAATCGGCATCTATATTTTATATAGCGCGTTACGCATGGGATATGAGGCGGTACAGTCATTACTGGATCGCGCATTGCCTGATGAGGAACGGCAAGAAATTATTGATATCGTGACTTCCTGGCCGGGTGTTAGCGGCGCTCACGATCTTCGCACGCGGCAGTCAGGGCCGACCCGCTTTATTCAGATTCATTTGGAAATGGAAGACTCTCTGCCTTTGGTTCAGGCACATATGGTGGCGGATCAGGTAGAGCAGGCTATTTTACGGCGTTTTCCGGGATCGGATGTGATTATCCATCAGGACCCCTGTTCCGTCGTACCCAGGGAGGGTAAACGGTCTATGCTTTCATAA